AGGTACGCCTGCTCGTCCATAGCATCCTGTGCCTGCTTAGCGCGGAATGCTTCCATATTCTGCTCGTTAAGGACAGTCTGAACTTCTGGGTTCTTGAGCAACTCTTCCTTACGCCCCCGTATGGCCTCTAGGGCACGCGGGTCTACAGGGTTACCATTAGCGTCAACACCACTAGCAAGCTGTGCGTCAATAGTCTTAATCGCCTGTGCGTGGTTCTGTGTCTGGACACCTACGGCCCCTTTCCGCATAGACTTCAGCTTATCTAGGTTAGCCTTAGCATGGTTCCGAGCCTGTATAGAAGGGAAGTCTCCTTGCATTCTCTCGGTAAGCCCTGCAATACTACGGTCTAGGTTAGTCACATCCCCTGACTGAGCAATCTGCTCGGCGGTCATGTTACCTGTCATAGTAGCTTTGTCGGACATAGCCATGTTAGTCATGGTTCTCTTTTCTTTCTGATCCGCCTTCAGCTCACGCGCCTGTTGCATGTACATCGTAGCCGCCGCCGAGTCGCCATTACGGCTAGCCCACTGAGCCAGATTAGTGAGGTGGTTGGGGTCTTCCATATCCCCTCGGGGCTTAGTGGCCTGTTGCATGACGGGCTTATAGGCATCGCCCATAGAACCCGTAGTCTCTGCAATCTGACCCAGCATACCGGAGAGGTTTACTGACTGATCTTGTCCGTTCATGATGTCCCCTTAGAATCCGAAGATGTCAGCAAGCCAACCGCCGCCGCCGTTCTCACCGCCGTTAGCGCCTTGCATAGTGGCCGCAATGATATTACCGTACAGCTCTGAAGCCGCCTTGTCAGCGTTGACAGCAGTCTGAATACCACCAAGACCGAGCTGTCCAGCGTAGCCGGTGCCTGTGAGCTGGCCCGTCTGCGACTGACCGCCGAAGCCTTGACCCAACTGAAGGGCCGCAAGCTGTTGCTGGTATGGCGTGTAAGCCATCTGCTGTGCCTGTGCCCCGAGCTGTGCTTGGTTCATCATCTCCTGCTGACCCATCTGCATAGCTTGGAAGCTGGCCGCATTCTGAGCCTGCGACTGAGCACGGGCCATAGCCGCGTCCTCGCCGGAGCCGCCGAACTGGCTACCCATCACACCGCCTCTGCCCATAGCGTACTCCTGAGCATTGCTAGCGGCACGCTGTTGGTCGAGCTGTGGCTGTTGCATAGCCATAGCGCGGTTGTAGATCTCCTGCTCACGTGCGGCAGGGTTGGCGTTGGCGTTAGCCATAGACTGCTGTGCGTACTGCTGGTACTGGGCGTTAGGCCCTACGCCTACGTCTAGAGAACCGTCCGCCGACACAGCGCTCTCGCCCATGCCGGTGCGTACGCCGTATCCCTTGAACGCGGAGTCATTCTGTAGCTGACCCGCAAGAGTACCCATCTGATTCGCGTACTGCTGACCTCGGTCTGAGATCAGGTCCGCATAAGCTAGGCCACCAGCCGCCGCGCCTAGTCCTTGTATAGCATTAAACATTCCAGCGTCGAGGCCCATTAGTAGATTCTCCCAATTTGAGTCTGTACGTTAAGTTCTTGGATGCTGAAGAAGCCGCCCTTAATGAACGCATCAACTCCCAGCGTGATCGCGGGGCCAGACCCCTTAGTGTTTACTCTGTACCGCTTGAGGGTTAGATCACCCCTGCCGAACTCAGCCTCTCCGAAGAGGGCAACCCCTTCTACCTCAAAGGCCTCTTCGACCACGTAGTCAGGATCGTAGTACAATCCGGGCGTCTGTGCGTTAGCCGATAGGCGAGTGCTGTACTGAAGCGTTCCATCAACTCCCCATCGAGCCGAGAAGTCTGTAAAGGTGTTGCGGCTTGCGATTGTAATGTCGTATCTCTTGGGGAACTTCTCCCGCACACTGTCCCCGAAGGTCAGCGGGTTGGAGACGTAGCTCATTTGGTATGTCTCGTTAACGCCATCGACGTATCCCTCGTAGCGCCCCAGCCCATCAGATGAGCCCAGCAGTACAAGAGTCTTATCCCCCTGCTCCACGTGAAGCGAGCGGTCGAACGAGATCTCTGACCATGTAGTCACGCGAGCGCCTCCCGAAGAACTAGGCTTCCGCTGGTCGAGGATGTACCCCTTACCTTCCCTGTTGAAGTTGCAGATGACCAGCCCTTCCTGCGGCCAGTACGTCAGCGATATCTCAGACTTGTCCGTAGTGGAGGCGATCAGTGTCTTGATCTCCGTACGCACGTTAGCCGTCAGGTCTCCAATAGCCACCGACTGCTCCTGTATTGAGCGCCCCAGCGACCGTACGCCGGAGTCGTCCACAAACAGTACGTCAGCTCCGTTGGAGCAGACAGCGTCTCTCGACACCAGCCCCATTCCGTCTACCGTATCCTGTAAGTATATGCCGCCAACCGCCGCAGGATCTCCCTGTGGGTTGCCGTACATCAGGATGCTGTTACGTCCGAAGACCACCAGCATGTTGTTGTGGGCGATGATGCCGCGTATCTGGTCCACGCCGTTAGGCCAGTACTGAGACACCTCAATGATGCCCCCTGTGTTATCCGTCCCGCCAGCCTGAGCCGCCGTTCCGTCATACCACTTGTACGGATTCTCCAGCGAGGAGTAGTAGATGCGCTGATAGTCCCCCTTCACACCGCTGACCCATATCCTACCGTATGCCGCGCAGGCTACAGTACCGTCCATGCGGTCAGTGAAGATGCCGTTGTCATCCTGCGGAGGATACCATGCGGGATTGAGGTTAGCCAGCTCGACAGTCTCCTTCACAGGATCAGCCTCCAGCATAGCACCAGATCCGAAGATGTAGTAGTTGGTGTTGCTCTCTCCGTTGAATGGTACGATAGATCCCTTGATAGTTTCCTCTACCGCGTATGGCGCTGGTATCTCAGCAACCTTAACGGAACGAGTATCTACGTCCACGAAGCCGAAGAAGTACTGCTTTCCTAGGCTCTGCATACCCACGCTGTAGAACTCCACAGACATGCCAATGATGGGCTTAACCCCCTCACTGTGGGACATGCTCTCAACAACAACCTTGTATGAGTCTTGGTTCTGCGGGAGAACTACGGCGCTGTAGTCCCAGCTATCCGCATAGTCCCTGAAGCCCTTGCGTGCCCCTAGCCTACCCAGCGAATCCAGCACAGCGTTATTGGCGCGCTGAGAGAACGTGGGGTCTTGGGCTAGGGGGCTATCCTCGGTGTTTATACCTTGAAACGCCGGGGCTTGGATAGCAATGTTCTGAAGTGCTTGGGCCATTAGATAGTATTCCAGACGTTTTCGGGTTCGCTGTTAGTGGCATCGATTGCGATGGCGTCCGACAGATACTGCTTAGCCAGACCCAGCAACTCAGATGCCTGCAAAGATCCATCCTCTCCCCGCTCCCTAGAAGCAAGGGCCTGTGCCAAGTAGATCACAGGCTTGGATGGGACGAGTAGACGCGTGTCGTCTAGCAACATGTCAGGCTGAGGCTTGAATCCGTATACGTACACAGACTCAACAGCTTCGGGAGCAGGCCATACGCGTAGACGCATGTCCCCGTTGGCCTGCTTCCCGTCTACTATGTAGTAGCGTGGGGAGCCGACTCCGGGTGACTGAAGCGCCCGCTGTCTCAGGTAGCTCTTATCGACTACGGCTACTTCGACTCCGGCGCTGGTGAAGATATCATCAATCACCGCACTCTCCGTGCTACCCTCTAAAACCAGAAGATCACTAGTCGGATCTGTGTCAACGACCCACTCTACTGATAGAGCAGACCACGTGTGTGCCGCTTCGCACGTCCGCTTGGCGTCGTTGATGAACCCTTTAACCAGATTCACCACCGCGTCATCGGACCCGTTCACGGTTTGTACTGTGTCCTCACGCAAACGGGTTAAGACCGCGTTCACTAGCTCTAAGTAAGTCATTATATGTATCCTTTAAGTAATCCTTGAATAGGCTCTAAGCCCTTTCCGGGTTTGTAGATGTCGAACGGAGTGTAGCCGTACAGCTCACCCCAGTCAGGGTTGTGGCCGGACATCATGCCGCCGGAGCCGTCGCCGTCGCCGCCAAGACCGCCACCGCCTGCGCCGCCGCCAGCTCCGGGTTCAGTCCCCGAGCCTACGCCTACGCCCACGCTACCGCCTGTGCCGTCGCCATCGTTCTCGCCGCCGCCGGTTCCTTCACCCGCGCCGCCCCCGTCTCCGAGGCCGCCACCAGCACCGTCTCCTCCAGCAGTGTCCCCAGAATCTCCTGAGCCGCCGCCTGAGCCACCTTCTCCAGTACCTGTACCATCCCCCACGTCGGGTCCGGCATCGTCCCCAGAGCCGCTCTCAGAGCCTCCTCCGGTGCCTCCGGTCCCGTCACCCGAGTCCGTTCCACCGGTGTCACCGCCGTCGCCACCAAGCCCTTCGCCATCGTCCTCGACAATGACGTCGGAGTCCGTGCCTGCGTCGATGTCGCTAAGGAACTCGTTGAGCCACGGGGGAAGGGTGTAGTTAGGATCAACCGAACCTGCGGTATCGCCAGCTCCTTCCGTGCCACCACCGCCCAGACCGCCGCTGGCACCATCACCACCTGTGCTGTCGGTAGGTCCGCCACCCGCTGGTCCCTCTCCAGCGTTCTCGCTGTCGTTGGGATCTGCGTTGGCCGCGCTGTCGTCGGTGCTGTCGGTAGTCTCTTCGGGTGGAGGCTCAACGAAGTCGTCAATAGGGACGGCAGTATCGTCATAGCTTCCCTCGTCCAGCGTAATCCAATCATCAACACTGATGCCTTCAGTATTACCTATGGGATTTCCGTCTGCGTCAAAGCCTCCGGTGATGATGTTACCGCCATCAGCCAAGGACTCATCTACCAGATACTGCTCTACGTCGGAGTAGTCGCCACTGCTAATAGCCGACCCGTATCCCTCTGGCGGACCAAACTCGTCCGACCCTTGGTATCCGTACATCCGGTTGTATAGCTCGTTATACTGCTCTTCGGTAACGGTCT